AGCCCGGCGAAGGCCTGGACGAGGACGGCGGCCGTGAGATCGAGTTCGTCTCCAGCCAGACCCCGAACAAGCACCTCGACCCGACCAGCAAAGCGGGTAAGGAGCAGCACCAGGCGATCGTGGACCAGCTCGCCGGCGTCTTCCTGGCCGACGTCGCCCGGAATCGGGACGTCGCGGAGGCGAAGGTCGTCGAGGCCTACGGCGCCGGCGGCGTCTTCGTCGGCCGCGACGCGGTCCAGACGGGCCTCGCCGACCGCCTGGGCACCTTCGAGGCGACCCACCGCCAGCTGGTGGCCCAACTCCAGCGCCCGGGCGTCCTACCCATGCGCCGGATGGCCGGCTCGCAGACGTCTGCACGGCCGGCCGCGAGCTCCACCCTGTTGGCCGCCATGCTCCACGCGGTCGGCCTGGACGCGGCGGTCCGCTTCGCCGCCCGGACCGCGCTGCCCATGCCCGTTGCCAGTGCTCCCCCGGCGCCTCCTCCGGAGCGCCGTGACGTTTCCCCACCGGCCCCGAAGGCCGATCACCAGGAGGACCGTGGTATGACCCATCCAGCCGCGGCCCCGGATGCCGGGGCCTCCACCCAGGATCTCGTCGCCTTCAAGGCGCGGCTCACGCAGGTCAAGAACCTGTGCGCGGCCGCGGGCCATCCCGAGAAGGCCGTCGAGTACGCCGAGGGCGACCTGAGCCTCGACGTGATCGGCGTCGAGCTGTTCAAGCTCAAACAGCAGGCCAACCAGCCCGATCCGCTCCGGGTCCCGACGGCCGACCCCACCATCCGCGTGGGTGGCGATCGGGAAGCGGAGAAACCGTTCGCCACGCTGGGCGAGCAGCTGGCCGCGATCGCCGCGGCCTATGCGCCCACGGGTGTCTCGATCGCCGGCCTGCCCGGCGGGCAGATCGACCAGCGCCTGCTCCGGATCAGCGCCGCCGTGAGCGGGGCCTCCACCCAGGTCGGAGGCGATGGCGGATTCCTGATCCAGAAGGACTTCACCGTTGACCTGATGAAAGAGGGCTTCGAATCCGGCGCCCTCTCGTCCCGGTGCAGCGTCACCGAGATCGGCGCCAACAGCGACGGGCTCGAGGTCGTGACCATCGACGAGAAGAGCCGGGCGACGGGCTCCCGCTGGGGTGGCGTGCAGATCTACCGCGCCGCCGAGGCCGACACGGTCACGGCCAAGAAGCCCAAGATCAAGAAGTGGGAGAGCCGGCTCGAGGACTTGATGGGCGTGGCGTACCTGACCGAGCGGCTGCTCCAGGATGCGCCGGCCATGGCCTCGGTGTTCCAGGAGGCCTTCCGGGACGAGTTCGGCTTCGTCCTGGACGACGAGATCTTCCGCGGCACCGGCGCCGGCCAGTGCCTCGGCATCCTGAACGCCCCGGTCACGGTCTCCGTGGCCAAGGAAACCGGCCAACTCGCCGACACGGTCGTGGCGGAGAACATCTCCAACATGTGGGCCCGGATCCTGCCCCGCTCCAAGGCGCGCGGGTTCTGGTTCATCAACACCGAAGTCAACCCGCAGCTCGACCAGTTGCAGATCGGCACCGGCACCAGCGGGCAGCTGGTCTACATGCCCGCCGGCGGGTTGTCCGAGTCGCCCTTCGGCCGGATCAAGGGCCGCCCGGTGATCGAGATCGAGCATTGCTCCGCCCTCGGTGACGTGGGCGACATCTGCTTCCTGGACCTCACGCAGTACAAGCTCATCACGAAGGGCGGGATCCAGGCGGCCGACTCCATTCACGTCCGCTTCCTCTACAACGAGCGGACGTTCCGCTGGGTGAGCCGGGTCAACGGCGCGCCCAAGCACAACTCGCCGATCACGCCCTACAAGGGCGCGGCCGCGAACACCCTGTCGCCGTTCGTGACGCTGGCGGCGAGGGCGTAACCTGAACCTCGGCGTGGGCTCCTCCGGGAGCCCACTGGACCCCCTTGCGGGAGACTGACGACTATGAGCACGACCACCAAGATCCTCTGCTTCGCCGCTGTCGCGGTCCTGATCGCCGTGTTCGGCGACGTCCTGCCGGCGCCGCCGGATCCCCTGGCCTGGCACGGCTTGCCCATCTTGGCGCCGCTGATCGTCGGGATGACGGCGCTCGCGATCGAGCAATCCCATCTCGAAGTGGGCCTGGCCGCGGTGGCGGACGCATTCAGCGGAACGGTCACCAGCGACGTCGTGAGCATGAAGCATCACGGCCGCGTCCGGTTCGTCTATCACTGGGGAGTCGGCACCACGGGCACGACCCTGATCACGATCGAAGCCTGCGACGACACCACGCCCACGAACGTGAGTGCGGTGCCGTTCCGGTATCGGAGTACGGTGGCCGGATCGGCACCCGGGGCCTGGGCGGCCGCGACATCCGCGGGCTTCACCACGACCGCCGGCTCCAACCAGGTTGTCGAATGCGAGATCGCCGTCGAGGCCCTGCTCGCGAGCGGGTACAGCTACGTGCGCTCGAAGTCGGTGGAACAGGTGAACGATCCGCTCCTCGGCGGGATCCTGATCGAGATGCTGGAGCCGCGGATCGCGGACGGCGCGCCGGCGACGGCGACGGCCTGAGGAAGCTGCTGACGTACCGGGGTGGGCCTTCGGGCCCGCCCCGTGCTCCTTGTTTGCGCTCAACCCTTTGAGCGACCGGCGAACGGTCGCAACGGGAGCCCACGATGACGATCAATGCACGACGCCGGAACGGCATGCTGGAGCATTTCGACCGGAATACCCATGAACGGGTCCTGGTCGAAGCGCCGGTCACCTACTACGAGGACTTCCTGGGGGATACGACGGTCTCCGAGCGCCTGACGTCCATCGACGTCTCCGCGGCTGGCGACACCACGCCAATCATCGCGGCCGACGTCGCCAATGGCGTCCTCCGGTGTCCGCTCGACGTCACCTCCGAGGCCCAGGAGTCGGGCGTCACCTGGGGCGACCAGCGGCCCCTGATCTTGAACCAGGGCCTCATCGTCGAGATGCGGGTGGCGCTCCAGACGCTGCCGACGCTCCTCTCCGAGGCGGTGTGGGGCCTCGCCGGCGACAAGAACGCCGTGGCGGATACCGTGGCCGAGTCCATCTGGTTCAAGGCGGACGGCGATGGCGTGATCGTGGCCGAGTTCGATGACACGGTCAACACCGCAGACGACGTCGCGACGGGCATCACCTTGACCGCGGGTACCTTCGCGATCTTCCGGATCGATTGCACCACGATCACGGATTGCCTCATGTACATCAACGGCGCGCGGGTGGCCGCGGGCACCACGTTCAACATGAGCCAGGTCGCGGGGCTCAAGCTTCAGCCTTATGTGCATTTGGCCAAGGCCTCAGGAGCCGGGCTGGGCGTCATCGACGTGGACTACATCCGCATTTGGAGCAAGCGGTCGTAACCGATGACGATCGCGGACGACCTCACCACGATGCTCGCCGACGCCAAGGCGAGGGGCATCGCGGTGAGCGTCGTCCACGGCACCACGACGGTCAACGGCATCCTGGACGACGGCACCGGGGTGCAGACCGACGAGTCGGGGCTGGCGATGGAGATCGAACCCCTGAGCGTGCTGGTGAAGACCGGCGCGATCACCCCGGCCGCGAACGACGCCATCACGGTGGACGGGGTGGCGCATCGGGTGCGGGAGAGCCGGCCGGAGCCTCGGGACGGCAAACTGACGAGGATCATCCTCGTGAAGCAGACGTGACATGTATCTCGAAGTCGTGCGCATGGTCGCGGACTGGTTCGCGCATGCGACCAACGGCATCAACGCCGAGATCGCCAACGTCCCGCGCGATGGCGGGGACAGCGCGCCCACGAGCCTCGTGGCCGTCCTCGACGAGACGCGCAGCGCGATCCTGGCGCTCAAACGCGTCCCGGACGAACAGGCCACGCCGTTCGTATTCGTGTGGGTGCCGGAGGATGCCGTGTACCGGCCCGTCGGTCAGGCGGTGCAGGACGCCCCGGACTTCCCGGTCGCGGCGGTCTACGTGGACCGCGACAGCAACCCCGCGGCGGCGGTCCGCGATGGGGCATACGTGATGCGGGCGGTCCGCCGGAGCTGGAATCGGTTGAACGACAACCTGAACGTGGCGTCCCGCACCCGGAACAACGTCGTCATCCGGAACGGCAACGTCCGGATGCGCCAGGTCCGGGTGAATCTCGAGCTCGAAAGCACAGTCGCCTCCATGGGGCTGATCGTCACCTATAGCGTGAGGGACTTGCTGCCATGACCCCGCGAGCCAGGAAGACCGAGCCCTCGGCGCCGGCGCCGCACGAGGAGCAGACGCCCGACCTGTCGATCGTGAGCCCCGCGACGCACGGGGGCTCGTATATCGAGGGGGAACGGATCGAAGAGGATGAGGCGCCAGCGCCGCCGCGCGCCGACCCGCCCGCGGCCAACCCCGAGGTGACCGATGCCTGACTCCGTCTGGATCGAGGGACTCCTCGCCAAAGTCGAATCGGCGTATGGCACCGATCCTACGCCGACCGGGGCCGCGGACGCCGTCCGCCTCTCCAGCCGGCTGTGGCAGACCTTCGACGTCCGCCACGAATGGGAGAACGACCGTGACAGCACGGTGAGCGGGACCCTCCTGCCGGTCCTCCCGGCGAAGCCCCAGGGCCGAACCGTTGATTTCGACGTTGAGGTCGAACCCCAACCCAAAGGCTCGGCCTATCTCGCCGTCACGGAGCTCAAGGGCCTCACGGCCCTCTTCCAGTCGGCTGGCCTCTCGGCCACCTTCGCCACGTCCGGGATCGACTTCACGCCGGTCTCCGCGTCCCTGCAGTCGGCGACCCTCTACGGCTACACGGGCGGGAACAACTATAAGGTGGTCGGTGCCCGCTCGAGCTGCCGGATCCGGGGGCAAGCGGGCCAGCCGCTCGTCGTGGGCTTCCAGGGCCGGGGCCTGCTGCGGACCGATCCCGCGGCGGCCGCGGTGCCGTCGGTGACCTATCTGACGGACGAGCCCCCGGCGTTCGTCGATGCCGTCTTCACGGTCGGGGGCTGGGCGGGGGACGTGGAATCCTTCGAGCTGGACTTCGGCCAGGAGCTCGTGTTGCGGCCCAGCGGGAACGCCTCGGACGGGATCGCCAAGATCGGCATCGTCCGTCACCGCCCGCGGCTCCGGATCACGGTCGAGTCGGCGGTGCTGGGGACCTACGACCCGTACACGATCTCCAAGAATCGGACGTCGCAAGCCATCACGGCGACGCTGGGCTCCGGCGCGGGGAAGATCTTCAAGATCCAGACCACGACCGGCTACCTCCTGGGGAACCCGCGACACGTCGAGGTCGGCGGGTTCACGGGCTACGAGTACGAGTATCTCTTGACGGCGCTGGCGATTCGCTTCGAGTAAATCGCCGAACGTTTCGGGGCGGCAGTGGGCCAGGCCCCATCCCACCGCCCGCGCGCACCGCCGCTCCTCGCTTGCCAGCCCGCCCCCTCAGTGGGTGGGCGTCCTGCTGCAGGACGACACGAGCTCCCGGATGTGCGGTTTCCTTCTTTTCGCGAGGGTTCTTTATGGGCGTCACCACTCCCCGCATCGCCAAGGTCACCGAGCTGCACGTGACCTGCCCGTACTGCGAGCTGGGCCACGGGACCGTGCTGGTCGAGCACAAGGACGGGGCGGATCAGGTTCACGGGATCAACGATCCCCGGCCATGCTCCACGTGCGGGAAGTTCTTCCGTCTCCAGATCCAGTTTCATGTCATCGGCCGGCGATTGGATACAACCCCCGCCCGGCAGACGCCCCCGCTTCCGCGGGTGATCGGCAACCTGTCGTAATCCACCGGCGGCCGAGGGCCGCGCACCAAGGAGGGCACCGTGGCCGCAGGAAAATGGAAGATGTACGACGACGCGAAGAAGAACATCGCCAACGGGTTGATGGACCTGGACTCGGATGCGTTCTTCATCGCGCTGTTCCTCTCGACCTCGAACTGCAACACCCTGAGCATCGGCACCGGACTGCTCGCCGATCTCACCAATCAGGTCGCCACCGGCAACGGGTACACGCAGGCCACGGGCGGCGGGACGGGGAAGTCGGTCACGATCACCGTGGCAGAAGCGGCCGGTGTCACGACGATTGACGAGACGACCAATCCGGTCTGGACGGCCTCGGGTGGCAGCATCACGGCGCGGTTCGCGGTGATCTTCAGCGACACGCCGACGGGTGATCCGCTGCTCTGCGTCTGCCTCTTAGACACGACGCCGGCGGATGTGATCGCGACCGATGGGAACACCTTGACGATTACTCAGAATGCCTCCGGCATCCTGACCTTCAGCGGCGCGACGACGGACGCCTGAGCGCAACACATGCTCGATCTACGAATCGTGGCCGACACCAAGCAGCGCCCTAAACAAGCGACACCCTCTCGTGGGCATTAAACACGCCTTCACGTCCGCCAAGTCCGATGGCGGCGATGCGACGCTTGTCCGTCCTTCGGACTGGAACGCGGCGCACGCCATCGAGGATTTCGCGCTCGCGGCGGACATCTCGCCGGCGCAGATCACCGCCGATCAGAACGACTACAACCCGGCTGGGTTATCGACCGCGTCGGTCATTCGGCTCGATGCCGACGCGGCGCGCAAGATCACCGGCCTCGCTGGTGGAGCGGACGGCCGCATCCTTGTCCTGTATAACGTCTCGTCGGGAGCGGACGGGGACATCATCCTGTCATCGCAGGACACGGCGAGCACGGCGGCGAATCGTTTTGCGTTTGATGTAGACAAAACCCTCGAACCTGGTTCCAGCATCACGCTCATCTACGATTCGACCGCCTCACGGTGGCGAACGATCAGTGACCGGAAATATACGGGCTCGGTGATGCGGCTCACGCCGTTCAAGGATACGGATTTCCTCGGTCCTGCCACAGCGGACACGCAGGAAGCTCCTGATCCGTGGGACGTGGTACTGTTGGGCTCAGGGACACACTCGAAGATCGCGGGGCTCCAGAACCATCCGGGGATTCTTCGATTCACGTCCTCCACGACCGCGAACAGTGGAGGATATGTCAAGACGGAAGATACCGCCTTTACGCTTGCGGGCGGCGGGCTCGTGTTGGAGTTCGTGTTTCAGCTCATTAGTCTGACCACGATGACCGTGCGGATGGGATTCCTTGATACTGTATCTTCCGCCGACGCAGTGGACGGGGCGTATATCGAAATCCCCTCGTCGGGCGCGGCGGTGGGCAAGACTGCCAACAACTCCACACGCACCACCAGCGCCACGATTGCCACGCTCTCGATTAGTACCTGGTATCGCGCTCGAATCGTGGTCAACAAGGGTGCGACCGCAGTGGACTTCTACATCTTCAGCGACGCGGGGAACTTGCTTGGCAGTGTACAGAACACCGCGAACATTCCTACCGCCGCGGGCCGGGAGTGCGGCCATGGCTACGTGGCGACCAAATCAGGCACTACCGCCCAGGCGATCATCGAGATGGACTACATGAGCATCGAGTGGGTGAGGGCGCTGATCTAGACATGACGCAGGCGATTCACCGGGTGGACATCTTCCAGGCGTTGGCAAATCGGGACTTTGCCGCTGGCTCGGCACTTCACGTGTACGGGTACGATTAACATGGCGTTCCAGTCCGATGCCTTCCAGTCCGATGCCTTCCAGCAAGGAACTCCTCCGGTCGAGGTGCTGCCTGGGCTTGGGCAAGCGACCTTCGCGGGCTTCGTTGCGGCCATCGTCATTGGCTTCACTGTTACGCCCGCAACTGGGGCGGCGGACTTTGCGGGCTTCGCCCCAACGGTCGAGGCACCGCGTGTTGTAACGCCGGGGCTGGGTGAGGGGACCTTCACCGGCTTCGCGC